TCAGTATTAAAATCTCTTTGGATAACGGATAGCAAATATTGACCGGAAAATTCCTGGAGGGTTTGGTTGCCGCAAGTGATTCGTATGTTGCTGATCATCTGTGCTCCCAGATTGTCGATCCATTTGAACTCGTATGGCTGCCAGTTGGTATACGTATTGTTCACCGTTTGGGGCGGAAGAATGGGGGACCATATGTTTGGCAGAGAGACTGACAAATAACAGTCCATCAAGAGATCCGCATATCGCTTCACTTTAAACACAAACGTCGATTCTTCGGTCAGTCTCAGTTGCGGCGTCCCCTCGTAATCCAACCTGAAATTTTGTTTTCCGTAATTTGTGTATTTTTGAAAGGCGCTCTTCCAAAATGTCTTGCTTGGGTTACCATTTAATATTATATTTTGCTGACCTTCGCTCACTAAATTCATTAGTCCACCAGCCATATAGATATATAATTATTTATTTTTTAAACCCTTTGGTGTTTATTGCACTAAACTACAAATGAAAAAATAAAAAGGTATATTAGAGAATGTCAACGAAATTGAATGATATTGTAAACACACTCAAAAATCTAAACGAGGATTTCGTTTCGTATATGATTTTAGCGATGATATTAATTATTCTATTGGTTTTGGTGTTGTATATAATAAAATTAACGCGACTCAACAATACTGAGTGCAGTTACATGAACAATCTGTATTCGACCGTCGATGGAAATATATCTCCCATATCATCGGGCGTAAGCGATTTAAGTGGAAATTTATACGATTACTACATCAAAACTGCTTACAATGCGTGCAGCGGTGGTTCGTACAAAAACGATGTGGTCGACATTTGCAATTTAAAAGCAGTGATTAAGCAAGGCGTCCGTTGTCTGGATTTCGAGATTTATTCAATCGATAATCAACCCGTCGTCTCCACCAGCACAAACGACAGTTTTTACGTGAAAGAAACGTTCAACAGCGTGAGTTTCGCGTCGGTTATGAAAACTATCCAGGATTATGCTATGGGGAGCCCGGGAACGACTTCGAGCGCGTCGAGCTTGACTTGCCCCAACTTGAGCGATCCGCTGATAATCCATTTGAGGTTCAAGTCAAACAACCAAAAGATGTATTCAAATCTAGCGGATGTCTTCAAATTGTACAGTGGCTACATGCTTGATGGAACACACAGCTACGAAAACAAAGGGATCAACATAGGTCTTCAACCGCTGTTGAGCTTTCAAAACAAGATTATACTCGTCGCCGACAGGAGCAACAATTCGTTTGCGGACAACACCGATTTGATGGAATTTGTGAACTTGACGAGCAATTCGATGTTTATGCGCGCGTATCCATATTATGCAGTAAAGAACATACAAGATATTGCGGAGCTCACACAATACAATAAAACTGGGATGACAATTGTGTTTCCGGACAAAGAAATAGATCCGCCGAACCCTTCTGGGATACTGGCGAGAGAAATGGGGTGCCAAATGGTTGCAATGCGATACCAGAAGGTCGATAATTTCCTGGAGGAAAACAAACTGTTCTTTGATCGGTGCGGATATGCGTTTAGTTTGAAACCGGCAAATTTGCGAAATCAACCTATCTTGGTCCCGACACCTACACCGCAAAATCCGCAGTTGTCTTATGCTACTAGAAACATCACAACGGATTTCTATAGTTTTAACATCTAATACTTGTAAAAAAAACGTTTCAAAACAGTGTAATGTTGTTGGACAAACAATGATTCTATTTTTCACATAACTGTAATTGTGTTACCTATTTGATAACACTTTGAAGTCATCATATGGAAAATACGTTTTGTAATATTTAGTTGGTGACATTTGAATTGGGTCTTCTTCAATTTTCAACAATAAATTGGATGCTGCCATCATTTTTTCGGTTGCAATCAAAGTTTGAAAAATTGATTTGTCAACATAAACTCCATTAATAATAATGTATTTTGCTAAATATTTACAATTTTTATCAATACTTGATTTATCCTGATTTTTACAGTCACAAGCATTCAAATACTGCTTCTGGTGATATTCGTCCTCAATTATATATTTTGTAAAATTTTCAGTATCTAAACTAATGAATGCATTCAATAACGCCTTGCGCTTTTTAAACGGAACATTACGAATATCATACATGTGACCAAAATCATAAATAACAATTTGCAAGTTATTTAAATCGCCGCGAATTCCGTAGTTTCCATAATGTAAATCGGCATGTAAAAGCCCATGATAAATCCCAATATGATATATCGAGACTATCCCGTGTAAAGCTTTCAGCAATACATGTTTATTCAAATGACTGCGTCCTTTCAAAACTAATGGTTGCGATGGTTCATATTCCATAACTAAACATTCAACCGATTTATCCAACATTCGCGGGATAACAAACAAATTATTTTCCGGTCTTGTATTCTTATGAATTAACTTCTTGAATAGCTTTCCATTATCATATTCTTTTTGGAAATCAAGTTGTTCCTCGATCCCTTCAAAGAAATTATCACAAACTTGTTTTAGTATAACAGGCAGAAACGGGATTGTGTTGCGAATGTTCCTATAGCTTGAAACTGCATCCATAACTTCCTCTTCAACATTCGGGTGTTTGATTTTGATGCACACATCTCCCAATCGATATACTTGAGCTATGGTTCCTGAACCAATAAGTTCCATTTGAGACAAATCATATTTGTTGCCGAAATCCTTGCTGATGACTTTCTTAGAATATGAATCGGAGTGCTTGGGACAATCACATAAAATATCTTGGAGTTCAATTGCTAAATCACTGCCTATCAAATCCTCTTGACCAGACAACGTCTGTGCAAACTTTTGCCAAACGGGTCCGGCTTCTTCAATCATCTGTTTCATCTTTTTAATACTGGCACGTTTGTCCCATGTTAGGTTGTATTGAATGACAGAAGTCAAAAACCAAAATAAGTTCATTATATAATAATCATTATATAATAATAATCAAGTGTTTACATTGAGCATGTAAAATTAGACGTTTGAAATGTAAAAGGTGTAAATCTTCAAGGGTGCAAAATGTCCTAATGTTCATTTTTTTTTATCGACAACAATTCAAATGTTGTTTTGGTCCGCTTTTTCTAAAAGTGGGTTTTTTTAAAGTCTACGTATAGTATAGATGAAGACAAAGCGCGGGGGTGCCGCCCATACAAAATGTGATAAATCGTTAACATTTCAAGAATGCGAGTTGGCAATTTTAAGAACTGCCATAGATTTAGCCGAAGAAAAAATAGGAAAGAAATTGGTGAACACGCCCGAAGTTCAAGACATGATTCAAATTGTCGAGGATTTCATCAAAAAGAAGAATCTAATTTGTTACGGCGGCGTTGCGATAGATGCGTTGCTACCAGAACAGGATAAGATCTACAACAAAGATATCGAACTGAGCGATTACGATTTCTTCACCTCAAACGCACTCGAAGACGCAAAGGAACTCGCAGACATTTACATTCAAAAAGGTTACACTGAAGTAGAAGCAAAGGCCGGCAGCCACAAGGGCACATTCAAAGTATTTTGTAATTTCTTGGCGGTGGCGGACTTGACTTACATTCCAAAGGAGCTGTTTAACGCGATTAAACGAGATTCTGTCAGGATCAAGGGCATTTTATATTGTCCTCCAAATTTTTTAAAAATGTCGATGTATCTCGAGCTTTCGAGACCCGCCGGACAAATCGACCGATTCGAAAAGGTGTTCAAGCGCCTCACTCTGTTAAACAAGTATTATCCACTGACATCAGCAATATGTGACAAGGTAGATTTCCAGAGAGAAATGAGTGACACCTCGCGCGAGGATGAGATATTCGAGAATGTGCGAAGCACCCTAGTGAATCAGGGTGTCGTCTTCTTTGGAGGATACGCGATCTCCCTATACTCCAAGTATATGCCCCATAAATTACAAAAACGCGTAGAACACATTGCGGACTTTGAGGTGTTGTCAAACGACCCGGACACGACGAGCGACATCGTAAAGGAGCGCCTCAAAGACATTGGTGTCTCAAATGTGACGATCGTGAAACAGAAACCGATCGGGGAGATTATTCCAGAACACTACGAAATCAAAATCGGCAAGGACACGATTGCGTTTATTTACAAACCAGTAGCTTGTCACAGTTACAATGTGATCAATATTCACGGCCAACAAGTGAAAATTGCAACAATTGACACAATGTTGAGTTTTTTTCTTGCGTTTTTGTATGCCGACAGACCGTATTACAACGATTTCTCGGATCGCATTGTTTGCATGTCGAAATTTCTATTCGAGGTGCAACAGCGAAATCGTCTGGAACAAAAGGGGTTGTTGCGCCGATTCAGTATCTCGTGCTACGGTCATCAAGAATCGGTGGAGGAGATGCGAGCACACAAAGCACAAATGTATATAGATTTGAAAGATAAACGGGGAACCAAAGAATACGACGAATGGTTTTTGAATTACAAACCCACTGGGAAATTCACTGAAAAAAAAACACTGCGAAAAACAAAAAAGAAAAAGAAGAGGGCAAACAAAAAGGCTAACACAAAAACCAAACGATTGTTTTGGTAACTTAGAGACAATATGTATCTAGAACAATTACATATACATCTTGTATTATTTTGGTTGCAAGTTTATAGAATATATGATCTCCAATGTGAACAGTATTTTTAAAATATACGAGTATTCGAACAATGTATAAAATGATTTTCTCAATACAAAATTTCGTCGTTTGACTTGATTTTCTCAGTACTCCCCAATCTTCGACGTAACTGCACATCTCGGTGTTTGATTGTTTGATGTAAAAAGAATGAATGTCCAAGAGCCCGGATAACAATCTGTGATAATTCGTTTGCTCGTTCTTGACATTCCATATATGCCCGATTTTATTCAATCCCAACAAATTCAAATACAATATCTTCTTGTTTGGTTCGCATTTGAAAACATATGGATTGACACCATCCACATATTTGTCTTTATACAACATATTACCATCGGTAATAAATGGAATGAAACACGATTTGATGATCGCATCCAAAATATCATCCACGTCTTTGTACGTAGATTTTACCGGTTTTGTTCCCTTTTTTAAATTGTTGTAGGTTACATAGAGGCGTTTGTTTACCCGATTGCATACATCGTCTGGTATTTTTAAAAAGGTTTTTAGTTTGAACAATACATTCAAATTGTGGTTTGTTCGTATTTCTTTGAATACTTTTTCGTATAGTTCGACCATTGAATCAAGCGAATCGATCAAATACAAAAATCCAACCAGAGACCCAATACTGCATCCCGAAATTCTCTCGACCTTTACGTACCCACGTTTTTCCATTTCCTTCAAAAAATAGAGGGCTCCTAACAAATAACTTCCATTGAAGGCTCCGCCGTCCAAAACTAGATCGATCCTCAATGGCGTCGTCCTATTCTTTATTTTATCGGGGATATTTTCAATGAGTTTGTTCACATATTCGTGTATCATTATTTTACATTGATCGAATAATAATACCATATCTACGCAGATTCGAACAATTCAATTTGATCCAAAAAACGTGTAAACACTAAAAGTCCATGTTCTGTATTTGTATATAAAATTCTACAAGTTGTTGTCATTGCTATACTTTGTGTGTTTATATTTTGCATCATGTCGTCCTTTTTTCCTATCACCAATACCAAATTATTTTTGTAATAATTCATGAATTTATAATCAATTGACATATCATACCAATCTAAATTATGTGAAAAAAAAACATAAAATTTGTTGCTTCGAACTGTATACAATAATGAACTAGAACTGTAAGCAGGTGAAAATCGTGTCTTCATATAAACTCCATGTAATACGCCCTTGGTCAACAATGAAAATGGTAGATTTATATTTATGGCGTCAGTCAAAACTATCTTTGATATTTGATTGCAATTATATCGTTTGCATATTGTTGTAATACGGAGCGAGCCGTGACTATTGCCGACTAATGCAACCCTTTTGAGTTTAGGGATTTGCTGTATAAAAGATATTATATTGTCAACGTGATTCGAATACGTAGTATTGTAGTTGTGATCCAATATAAACA